ATGATGGTGGGGGGTGTAATTTTCACTACCCTCCCCCTATCTTATTTATTTTAGTCTGGTTTCTTATTTTTACTATTCTATTGTTCAATTTTTTCTACTTTTGTGTAAATGTCTAACGGATCTAATTCAATTAGTCTGTTAGTTACTCTTTCAATCTCTTGATTTTCTTGTTCTTCAGTCATGTTTTCTTCAAGATTTGCAATTCTTGCTAATCGTGAACATGTATAATAACCTTTTTCACAGTCAAACTTAAACCAAGAATCAAAGTCTTCAAAAGGATTGAAAGGATTATCAATTGTTGTAATGTGAATTCTCTTTTTCATTCTTTTATTTATCTCCTTTCAAATACTTTGATATTAATGATGGTGAAACATTCATTTTTTCAGCAATTTGTACTATTGTAAAATTAGAAGCTCGCATTGCTTTTATTCTAGTTATTTGGGCAGAATTTAAAGATTTACTAGATTTAGGCATTGCTCTTTCTCTTAAAGTATCTGGATCTGAATTATTTAATATATCTGTTAGTTTTTTATCAGATATAGCACCTGCTTGAATAGCTTCCCATTCACGATCTGTAATATTAATAGATCTTTCTCTTCTTGGTATAGCTCCAACAATCTGTCTTTGTTTTACCATTTCTCTTTGAGAAACTTTTCTTAAATCTTCACCTTTTAAATCTGGATTTGCTTCTTTTTTCTTATTAATAGCAGCTGTAGCCAAACGAGTAGCTGTTCTTTCTTTAATACTATTTTTCATAGCATTATCTAATTTAACATTAAGTTCTGATACCTCTTTAGCATATATTTTTGCTGCATTAGGATTATATTTAAGTCTTCCTGTTTTTATTTTTTCGATACGTGCTTGGTTAGCCATAGCTTTCATATGATTAGCATAATCTGCATATAATAGTTCCATAGGATGTCTTATTGGTGACACTAGTGACATGGCATCGGTTGTTTCAGCCATCTTGGTACTATCTACGGTACGAACTTTTGTTTTATACTTAATGTCCCCATCCCTATTAGTAAAATATACTTCACCTGTCTTCTTATCTTTTCTCATAACAGGTTCATATTTTTCTCTATCCTTGGTATTATTCATATCATATACCACTAGTTTATTATCTGTGGTACGTATTGTTTTTTTACCGGTGGTCTTATTATATTTGCTATCGGCATAATATAATTCATTATCAGGGGCGGTTACATAAATAAGAGACCCCTCTGGTTTACTTGGATCATAATATTTAGAACCTTTAATATTTACTCTAGGTTCACCTTTTCTTTTTAATACTTTCTCTGGTCCTTTAGCTTTAGAAACAATAGTAGATGCACCACCATATGTAATATTACCATCTTTATCTATTTTCTTTTGCCATTTTCTTTTTAATTCAGCAATATTATTATCCCTATATGATTGTTGATAATCTAATTTATGTTTTTCAGCATCAATTACAACCATAGAATGTCTAACAGCTCTGGCTTTTTCATCATCAGGAGCACCCTGTAATGTCATGTCAGTTATTAAATTAGATATAACCCCCATTTCTAAATTTGTATTTTTCATTACATTTATTTCATGTCCAGCTCTATAATAATGTTTCTCACCTTTTGAATCTATTTTCATTTCTGTACCATATGCTAACTTAGGATCAAATCCCTTAAGTCCTTTTAATTCTGGTTGACTAGATATTTTAATACGCCCAGCTCTATCATGTGTTGGTATGCACATTACTGTATCACCATCAAAATCAGCTCCAGATAATCTTTCTGCTACTTTTGCAGATATACCAACAGCATCATCTGAATCTGGTGGTAATATTTTTCTAGCTTTAGGATTCTTATTATCAACTGTTAATATCGGTATTTCAAATATACCACCATGAGGATATCTAACTAATGCTAGCTTAGTTCCATCTTTATATTTTGGTGCATATATTTTATCTTCACCCATAGAATTAATTGGAATAATAACATGGTATTTTTGTCCTGGTAAAGCAGCTGCTTTTAATTCTACAGCAGCACCATCACAACTACTAGCAAATTTATCTAAATAATATCTTTTAATAGTTGGATTATTTAAAGACATTATTGTATCAAATTCTGCTTGTTTCTCAGCTTTTGCCAAATTTAATTGTTTTTCAGCCATATTTCTAGATTGTTTAGATAAAAATTGTGAAGGTAAAGTATCTTTCCATTCTGTCCAATCACCTTCATCTGCTCTTTTATTTATAAGACCTAATTTCTTTTTTCCATTTTTATCTGTGTACCAATATTGACCTCCAAGCTCAACATCTTTTATAGCTGAACCAAAAGGATTATCTGGATCATTTTTTATTTCTTTTAATACATCTTTTTTATTTGGACATTTTTCTCTGGTTTTATTAGTATTAAATACAACATCAATACCATCTGGCATATCATCAGAATATACAGCCATACCTTTAATATAATGTGTTTTATCTACCAATATACGAACTTGTGCATATCTAGAATTACCTAAAGATAAATCTGGAACGCCTCTACGAATTTCAACAATACCATCTTTTTCTATACCTTTAACACCATCGCTATCAACATCATTAGCATATCTAACCATCATTCTTTTAGAATCCATGCTTGCAGGATATGTAAATCTTTTTTCAAAAGTATCGCCACCATCATTAGAAATATAATCGTTTACTGTTTGAATATTCTCATATTTATATATTTCTTTATGTTTAACATCTGGTCCAGCTAATACTTTTAATGTTGTAGATTGATTTTTGTTTGTTGGTTGTGGTACTCTACCAGAATATACATTATATCCTTGTTCTTTTAACATTGTCAAAGCTGTATCTAATTTTTCTCTAGATATGTTTAATTCTCTTTCAACATTAACACCAACATCTATCATTTGTTTATCTCTTGGTAAAGAATCTATTTTCTTTTTTAACATATCTGCTGTATTTTTTGATTGATACATTCTGGCTTCTGCTTCTTCATTAAACCATCCTCTTACAGTAGATTCTCTAACTCCTAATCTTCTACCAATATCACTAGCACCATGTCCACTAGCTCTTAATTGTTTTGCTCTTGCTACATTTTGCATTCTTATAGCATTATTACATATTGATTTTTTTCTACGATATTCGGTACTTTTCATTCCAAATTCTTTTTCTATATTTTCAGGTGTTTCTGTCCATCCTCTTTTTTTCAATATATCAATTCTTGTAAGAAAATCTTTTTCACTTTGATATGGGTCTTCACCGGAACCCCAAGGATATCTTCCAGAATTTCCACCATCTAAATGACCTACACCATGATGAGCTATAAATTCCTCATTATTCATTTTTCCAGTACCGAAAATATGATTTCATTTCTTCTATCAAAGAATTCACGGCTTAGATTCCTCCTTCTATTTTTTGTAACATTTTATCTACATGAATAATTTTATTCATTATTTGTGAAATATCTTCTGCGGTTGGTTCGTGAACTAATATTTCATCATTTTGATATATTCTTAATTCTATACGAATATCACCTGGTTTAACTTTATATTCTAAACAAAATAAAGCAGCATATATTTCTAACTGCTCAATATGTACTGGTCTTCTTCCAGTCTTTAAATCATGAATACGCAACATGTTATTTCTAAAACTAATAGCATCTGCTGTTCCAAAAAATCTTTCAGAATAAAATAACACTACTTCAGTGCTCATATTAAACCCTATTGCATCATTCACATAAGAATAGATAGTTTTTTTAGAGCGTGATTGTTTTATTCCTAAATCGATAGTTTGTTTAGCCCATTCATGTAATCTTGTACCCATTTCCGCCGCTCGTAGATTATTATAAACTTCTACAACTTTTTCATCACTATATCTTAACCAACTAGATTTACTAGCACCAAAAGGAGCATGTAAACCTTCAAGATTTGCGTGTTTATTAAAAAGCATAAATATAACCTCCTTTGTTTATTCTCCAAAAAAATTTTGTACTTCGTCAAGTATTTCATCTTTGTTTTCAGGATATATAAATCTCGAAAATGACATCTCATTCATTTTTTTAACATAATAATCCTGATTTGGTTGATGTTCAGCTTTAGCATATCTTTTATTTTCTAAAGTTGCCCATTTATTTTTATAGAGAATTAACAAGTCTGGTATTCCTTGAATATTACTAGAATCAAGTTTAGTAACAATGCAACCCGGAAACATTGCTTTTAATTCTTTCTTCAAGTTTTTTTGAAACTCACTTTCTTTTTTCAAAAATATAACCTCCTTGTCTTTTTAATTGAAAAAGAAAATAGGATGAGTATATTACCATACTTATCCTTTTCTTTCTATTCCCTCTATAATAGTCGTTGTTTTTAACGCGAACATTAATTTTTATTATTTTTATCATTCTCTTTACTTATTTCTTTATCACCATTAACACAATTATGAATTTTTATTTTTAAATTAAATATATTATTTATAGTATTACTAAGTGAACTTATTGAACCTGCTAATGCAAATCCAACCGACATTAAAAATATTAAAGCAATCCAATGAAATTCTATTTTTCCAACATAAAATAATCCTACAAACAAAAATATTAGTGAATACAAATTATACATTATTTTCCTCCTTATAAATTCTTTTTATTAATAATGGTACAAACAATAAATCATTTGCTGTACAGTCTAAAGCATCTATTATTTTATTTAAAACATATGCACTAGGTATTGCACTACCATTCAAATATTTACTTAACATAGCTTGACTAATTTCAATCTTTTTTGATAATTGTTCTTGATTCAATGATTTACGTAACATTAACTGTTTAAGACGTATTCTAAATTCTCTCTCCCATTCTTTTTTAGTTAAATATGGTTTTATAAAATTTAATTTGTTAAAATATCTATAATGAAAACTAAAATCATCATACAATATTTTATTACCATTAGGAAGATAAAACAATATATCATATTCAGTCAATTGTTCATACTCAACATTTTTTACATCTAAGAATGGATCAATATTCATTAAATACATGTAGTATAAACTATCTTTTTCAACCTTTTGTTTCAACTTTATCCCCTTTCTAATTTGTACACAAAAATACGCGAAAAATCGTCTATAGGCCAAAAGGCCAAATATTTTTGCTATTTATATATATTTTTATCATTTTATAACTATAGTTATATTTTTAACTTTTTTAAGCCTCTTAAGAAAAAAAAGTGGGCTTTTGGCCCAAAACGCCGCAAACCTTACAGCCGCAAGGCTTTCCCATGGGACACTTTTCAAAAAAAAGTGGGCTATGGGACACTTTTTCACCAAATATTTGGCCCATGCAATTTTGGCAAGACTCAAAAAGGCCAAAAAAAGTGGGCTATGGGCCAGATTTTTACCATAGATTTGGCCCAAAATTTTATAACTATAGTTATATTTTTTTCTTACTATTCTCCCAATTAATAAAATCATTATAATATAAATGACGTCTGGACTTGCACCTAGACTTCCTATCTACAAACGCTATATCCCCATAAATAAAAACACCATGTTCTTTACAAATTTTAAAAATATCTTCAAGAACTTTATCAACTTTATTGTTATCTAATCTATCAGCCGAAATAATAGCTTGATAAGCAGTCGGATCAGAATATCCATACGCATTAGTATTTAAACCTCTTCTCTTCATAAGAGTATCCTCCTTTGTAAAATTATTCACCTTTAACTATTAATCTTATTCCTGTCCTACCTTCTCCTTCAACTTCTACCTCAGCAAATGCTGGTATACAAATTAAATTAATACCAACTGGTGCAACAAATCCTCTTGCTATAGCTATACCTTTTATAGCCTGATTTAAAGCTCCTGCTCCAATTGCTTGTAATTCTACTTTTCTATATTCTTTTATCATTGCTGCTATTGCTCCTGCTACACTATTTG